ATCCACCTCTACGAGGTCCAACCCCTGCACGTTGGTCCGCGCGATATCCGTGCCCTGCGCCCAATTGCCGCGAAACACGACCGTCACGCGGCCTTGCGTCTCGTTGCCCGTTGGATCGTAGTTACTGCCGATCTGCTGGCCCGACGCCACATCGAACGGATTATAAAAGGCAAACGGTGTCAGCCCGGCGTTCTGGGACACCCAGAAGTTGTATAGCGCCGAAAGCGCCGACGAGTTCAGCCGTTTGCTTAGCTGAAACGTGCGGCGCGAGGTCTGCGCAAGCTGCGACCGCTGGATCGTCCCGTCGTGATACTGGTTCTGAAGCTGCACGTATTCGCGCAACTCCGTGAACGCGGTGCACAGCGAGGCCGGCATCACGCCGTTGGGTTCGCTTTGAACGAGACTGCCTGGCATTCAGATCACGCCACCGTCAATCCTGGTAGCTGCATGTTGGCCGATTGCTGCGTGCGACCGTAGCTCGAATACTGTGCCGCCATCGCCTGGTCCGTCACGAACTGCGGCGTCACAAACTGGCCGGTCATAAAGTTCGCTGCGTCGGAACCGCTGATGCTCAACGAAAGGTACGTTGCGCCGGTCCCGCCCACCGTGTTCGGGTTGCCCGGCGTCGGGTACGTCCCGGCGGCGATCCCGCCTAGCGTCGGGAGGCTCGATGCGTAGACGTGAGCCTGCCCATCCTGGTAGCTGGCTTGTTGGTAGAGCTTGCCGCCTTGCTCCACTAAGCTCCCCGCATACGGCGTCGTAGCCGACAGTGGCATCTTCTGGCCCGTGGCCTCCGAATACAACATCACAAGTTGGCGCACGCTCGGCGACCGCACGGCCACCGCGATGTCGCCGCCGAACTGTGACTGCGCGATCTGGACAACTTGTTTAATCGTGCCGCTATTCTGCGGGATGTCCACACCGTAGATGCTCTTGATGTCGTCGTGGGCCTTCCGCGGCGGCGACTCGATGCCGAGAAGTTTCTCGACCACGCCAGCGGTGAAGCCCGCCGTTGCTCCGATCGCCGCTCCCATTGGGCCACCGATCTGCTCGCCGATCAGCGCACCTCCGGCGGTATCTTCGAGAGCGCCGGTCCACGTCCCGCGATTCGATCCGAAGAGACCGCTGGTCGCGAGCATCATCCCAGCGGCACCGGCTGCGGGAGACTTCGCGACGCCCTGGACGCCGCCCCAGAAGTTGCTATCAGATGCGTTCCACGCGTCCTGGTTCCAGACGGTGCCTTTCAGGTTGGAGAGCGTTTTCGAAAAACCACCCTTGCTGAGCATCCCGTAGAGACCGGATGTGCCGCCCTTGGAGCCCGAGCCCAGAATCGTAGCGAGCGGGTTCATGCCAGCACCAGCGTGCGCGCTCATCGGAAGATTCATCAGTTCGCCCACGCTTGGACCTGCGGCCGGAGCCGCGCCAGCTGTAACGATTGGTCCGGGGGCCGATGTCCCTGCGCCAGATCCCGACAGGGTCGGCATGCTGACTGCGACTGACCCGGATACCGGCGCGGGCACCGAGATCGATGGAACCGAGATACTCGGGACACCAGAGGCGCCTCCAGACGAGTGCGGAGCCGCGATCCCCATCCCGGCGGCAAGGATCGCCGTCAAACCTGCCATCACGGCGCTGTTCTGCATGGTCGCCGCCGTGTTCATGTCCGTGGATACGCGCACCGGGTCCTTCGATGTGCCGCGCAACAGCCCGTTGATGCCACCTTGTCCGTCCGCCCCGTAGACGATCGGATGCAGTACATTCGCCACTGCGCCGCCCAGCGTTTCCGTGACTGGCTTGAGCACCGCGGAGTGGACCGTCTTCACCAGATCCTTGCCGAAGTTCCCGGGCTTGGTGAACAGAACGTCAATCAGTTTCTCGGCCTGCTTTTGCAAACCGTCAATCTGCGACTGCAACTCCTGCTCTCGTTTCTGCTGGAGCTGAGCCTGTTTTTCGTCGAACTGGTCTTGGGCCTGAGCGCTTTCGGTGAACAGATCCTTCTGCGCCTGCGCCGCTAGAACGGAACGCTTTGCGGCATTCTCCTCTTTCGAGATGCGTTCCGCTTCGATGTTCGCCAACTCTACCGCCAGCTTGAGACGCGTGCCGTAAGCCTGCTGCGCAATCTCCTCATCGCTGCCGCCGGCCAATTCAGCCATTCGCGTGGAGTGCGACGCGCGCCGCCGCAATTCATCGCGCTGCGCCTGGACCCCGATATCTTCGATCTTTTCCTGCGCGGCGAAGCCTTCCTCCCACTCCTTCATCTGCTCCTTCGACGGCATCATCAGGGCGATCATCTTCTTGCGCCGTTCGGCTTGCTGCTGTGCGTCGTACTTTTCGAACTCTTCCCACGCCTTCTTCGACAGCACGGCGATCTGTTTATCGGCGGCCTTGCGGATCGCGGCGATCTCCGATTCCGACGCCTTCACCTTCTCCGCCTGCTTCAGAAGCTGGTCGCGCTGATAGTAGATCTTGCCGATCGCATCCAGTTCGGCTTCATCGCCTCTCTTCTCAAATTCGGCCGCCTGGCGCTCCCAATCCTTCAGCTCCTTGGCCGCTTCCGTTCTCGCTTTGATGCTGGCGATGATCTGACGCTGCTCGGTGATCTGCTTCAGGACCGGCTCGTTCACCGAAGGCATGACGCCGGTCTTCAATTGCGACTGAAGGTCCGCGAGCTTCTTCTCGGCCGCCTCTAACTGCTTACCGCTTTCGTTGATGGCCTTCGCCGCGGCCACGAGCCGATCGTTCAATGCAAGCGCGGCTTGTTCCTGTTCATGCGCCCGCCGAGACATGCTCGCACCATATCCCCAGCCCTCCGTTTCTCTCATCTCGACATCGATCGGGCTCGGTTTCTTGCCGAACAACATATTGCCGAGGATCTGTCCCGGCAGCGACAGCATCTCGGAGGCGGTGTTCAGCCACTTGAAGGTCACAACGACGGTGGCCGCCAGCGGCTCCTTGATGCTGCGCGTGAATTTCTCCCACGACATCTGTGCCTCGGTCACTTCGCGCTGATACTCGGTGAAGCGCTGGACCTCTTCCTCGCTGGGACCGTAGCCATGCTCGCGCGCGACACGCAGGTTGTCGGACAATTCCGTGATTACCGGAATCGCCTCGATACCGGCGCGTTTGAACAGCGCCAGCGCGGCCGCATTCCGCTCGTAAGCGTTGGGCAACTTGGAGAGGCCCTCGGAGATCTCCTCCAGTACCTGCGAAGTCGGCTTCAGTGCACCGGTGTCCGCATCCACCAGGCTGATGCCCATGCGCTCCATCGTGGCGCGGGCCTTCTCGCCTTCCTTCGATGTGTCGTCGGCTGCCTGAGAAAGCCCGCGCATCATGCGCTCAAAGACGGAGACCTCCTGGCCCGCAGCACGGGCGGCGAACGTGAAGTCGCCCACCTCCCTTGCCGTCAGGCCGGTCCGCAACTCCACGTCCCGCACCGCAACGCCGTATTGGCCGAGACTCTTGACGGATTCCACCGCGCCCGCGACGAGCCCCAGCAAGGCTGTGGCGCCCGCCGCGGCGACAGCAGCCATTCCCGACAGGCTCCCAATGAACTTGCCGACCTCGACGCCGGCATAGTTGGTGCGCCCTTCGAACACGTCCTTCATCGCGAGGCCGAGCTTGTGGACCGAAGCATGGCCGTGCTCCTCGGCGGCGATCATTTTGTCGTAGGACCTGGTTATCGCGTCGATCGCCTGCGGCTCCCGGCTGTAGCGCTGTAGCAGTTGATCGCGTTGCGCGATCAGTCGCTCCACACCGGTCTTGCCATACGTCTCGGCCTGCTTTTCAAGCGACGCAATCAGGCGCTGCACGCTAGAGCGCGTTTGATCCGAAATGCGGATCACCTTCAGATTCGAGGACTCGGCCTTCTTCTCGTAGCTTTCGAGCGCCGCGTTGGCTTTGGCGACCGAGTCGAGTACTGGCTGCTCCTCGGCTTCGAGGATTACTTTTTCCGCCTGATCGGCCATTTCACGCTGCCTTGATGCTTACGATTGGACGGGCGAGGAACGCCTTCAGCACAGCTTCGCGATCTCGCGGCGAGACGCCCCACTGGCGCTCGCGGTGGTTGTTGAAGGATGCGATCTGCGATGCTGTCATGCGCCGCCAGGGAGCAGCCTCATCGAGAAACCCAATGGCGGCGCGATTTTCGTTTGCCGTAAGGACCTTGAGACAGCGCAGAGTATGGCCGCTCCAGGTCCAGTCGCGGATGGGCTGGAGACCGCGCGCCGACTTGTAATCGGGATAACCGCGCCGGCCCGGCAGTCCAGGCTTGAGCGGCGCGGCCGCCTGATCGTAGATGTTCTGTCCGCTCTGGATGCGCGCCCGGATCGAATCGGCCAGCACCTGTGCGAAGCCCTGCATCTCGGTTGCGGTGTAGGGGGAATAGATGAAGCGGGCACTTTTAAGAACCGTTTGGAATCGGGCCATACTGATTTCGGCTCTCGTGGTATGTTTAGCCCCTAAACGGACGTCCGATAAGCTAACATCGAAAGCGGTCCGACATCGAGGTGCTCCTGGATTTAGCTCGTTATGCTACGTGATCGTGAGAGCAATGAGCTGCTACTGGCCTTCAATGAAGGTGCGAGCGCCTGGAACACCTGGAGGCTGGAACACCCCAATGCATATGGAAACGGTGTCAAAGAGCGCCTTAGTAACCTCCTGCGTGCGATGGATCTAAGAGGGCGAGACCTTAAGGGACTGAACCTACGAGACCTAGAGCTCCGCGGCTTCGATTTCAGCCGAGCGGATCTGCGTGGAGCGGATTTCGATGAATCGAACCTCGAGGGAGCAAACTTTGAAGGCGCGAACCTGGTAGGTACGAACTTCACAGGGCCTGTGGTTGTAGGGGAGTACGCAACCGGCGCATATCTCCTTCGAGCCAATTTTCGCAACGCAGATCTAACCGGCGTTGACTTTACAGGAACCAGTTTCTTTGAGGGTAATCTGAGTGGCGCCAATCTCACTCGAGTGGACTTCGGTGGACACAATCTAAAGGGAATTGATATCAGCGGTGCGAACCTCGAGGGAGCACGTCTGCGTCTTGTCGACTTCCGGGGGAGAGATCTAACACAAGTAGATCTAGCGAAAGGTGACCTACGTGAAGCCGATCTCGCTTGTCTGGATCTTCGTGGGCTCGATTTGAGCGGAAAGGATCTGAGCAGCGCAAATCTGAGTGGAGCGATGCTTACTGGGACAAACCTAACCAGAGCTGTTCTCAACGCCGCAAATCTTAGCAACACGGACCTGACTGCTACCAACCTTAGTGGCGCCATTATGACAAAGACGAATCTCACCGGTGCGGTCCTGCACGGATGCGACCTCACCGATCTCTGTCTGAGGGAGGCGAACCTAAACGACGCGAACCTTGGTGCGGCAGACCTCTCGCGGATTGATCTTAGCGGGACAGCTCTTGCTAAGACGAGTTTCAGAGGCGCACTCCTCAGCGGAGCGAACCTCACCGGACAAGACCTCAGTGGACGAGATCTCAGTGGAGTGGATCTGAGTGAAGCGGACCTTAGAAATGTAAATTTCAGCGGCGCCAACCTCAACGCCGTGAACTTTACCAGGGCGAACGTCGTGGGAGCCAATTTTAAAGGTGCGTGCCTCAGCAAGGCGAACCTCAGCGGACAAGACCTCAGCGGGCGTGACTTTCGTTGCCAGGACTTCAGAGGGGCTGATCTTACAGGAGCAGACTTGCGTGTGGCGAACCTGATCGATTCCAATCTCGATGGAGCCACGCTGACTGATATTCGGCTTTGGGAAACCCAGCGCGCAGATTGGTCAATACAGAGTGTCATCTGTGAAAGAGCATTTTGGGACAAGGATGCCGCAAAAGCGACTCGATATGACGCAGGCGAATTTGAGCGGTTGCATTCGGCCCAACCCAAGATCGAACTTCTTTATCGCGGGGGCATCACGATGTTTGAACTGAGCACGCTACCTGCATTGCTGCATCATCTCGCTAGCCTGCATCCGGGTTGCGGCCTCCGCCTGAGTTCAATCACCGAATCACCTGGGGGAACAAAAGTGTTAATCAGCATAGAGGAGGCGAATAGGACCACATTTGAGCATGTAAGCGAGACTGCCAAGTCTGTTCATGCTGCTCAGATGGCCCTGCGGAGCGAATCTAGAAGAGCCGAGCGTCTGGAAATCGAGAAGCAATTGTTACTGAACGAGGTGGTACCTCGGATTCTAGCTGCCGTGGGCCATCGGGTGCAGATTGCCGGAGCCGCGACCGGAGTTGTAATAGCAAGCGGGACCGCTTCGGTTGATATCCATCAGACCGTTAATGAAGTTGATGCACTCCCTGTTCTACTAGAAAAGGTCGTGAGTAGGCAAGGGGAACTCTTGATTTCACAAGATCAGGGAGAGAAGCTTGCGGAAGCGATTCAGGAGCTCCGAGGTGAAATTCAAGAGGCGCGACCGAGGTCCTCATTGATTTTCAAGAGTTTGACGGTCGTCAGGGACCTTTTGGTAGGCGCGCTCGGGAACGCCGCCGGGACAGCGATGGCGGGCAACAACTGGGCCCCCCTTTTAGATCAACTGTCGTCTTTGATCAAAGTGTTCTCCCGATGAGTCCAGGTGTACCGCTCCCCATTCCTGAATTGATTCTGTCGCTCAGTTTCGATCAGCTCAAGTACACGGTATTCCTCTTCAGTGATATCAGCTAGCGTTATCGTTACTCCAATGCTCTTCGCATTCAGGATTCGGAAGCATCGCCGCACGAGCGCGCCGTTCGGCGAGTCCATCGCTTCATCGAGCCGATTCTTCGGACATCCCGGTCCGTGGCTTACGTCGATGGCCTTCCAATCCGCACCGCACGCGAAGCAGCCGTCCAACTCCGTTTGCGCCGAATAGCCGCATTTCCGGCAACGGAACACCCGGTCGGGGCAATCCTCTTCACGCCCACATAACTCGGTTTGGCGCAGCACAGACCGGATCAGGAAACGGACGCCCGGCTCTTCCGGCCAGTCACCGGGCGCGGCTATTCCGGGTCTTCGTCGGCCTCGATCGCGAGCTGTGCGATGACTTCGGACACCGCCGCCGACTTGTGGACGATCGGCACAGCGCCGGCGTAACCATCGTGCGAGACGTGCAGCTTGTCGTAAAGTGCGCCGCTCGGCTCCAGGAAGGCCCGAGTCTCAATCGACCGCCGCGCAGCCACCACGCTGGTCGAGGCGCGCTCGTGATCCTGCATCTCCTTGGCGGTCGGCATGCGCAGCACGTGGACCACACGGGCGCTAGGAACCTTCATCTCAATCCGGTAGTTGATGCCCTCGCGCTCGACATTGGCCACCGTGCAACGCTCAATCCTGGCGATCACCATGCCGGCCTCGGCGTCATCGAACTCGGGACCGTCCTTGTCGGTGCGGATCTTCGCGAACAGTTCCGCGTTGATCTTCGGCAAGTCCACATCCTCGCTCTGCGACTTTCCGCGTCCGAGAAAGTGCCTTACGGTGCGCTGTGCCCGCGCCCAGGAACACCACTCATCATCGGAAGGGAAACGAACTTCGCAGCGTTTTTCGCCGCCCGACAGGATGGGCACAACAAACGGCTTCGAGACGTCGAAGCCTGTCTTCTTTTCGGTTTCCATGGAGACTCCTATTGGCAGATGCCTTGTTGCGGCGTGGTGACCGTCATCGTCACCATTCCGTTGGTGGCGTCGTAAAGCTGCACGCCGGTGATCTGTAGCGTCACGATGCCGTCCGTGTTTCCCAATTCGGCGACGTTGAAGCCCATTTTCTGGATCAGCATTGTGAACGAGTTGTTAGCGTCGCGGCTCACGGTGAACGTGGCAGTCCCAGTCGTCAGATTGATCAGATTCGAGTACTCGGCCGATCCTGCCTCGACGCGCACCACGAACTGCACTGCGAAGACGCGGTCGCCCCACTCGAAACGCCCCTGGACCTGGTAGCCATCCTGCGTTCCCGATCCGGGGAAAAAGCCGGGCCGGAAATTGTTTTCCCAGGAGGCGTCCAACGACACGAAATCCTTCGCGCTGCTGCCGGAGAGATAGTTGATGCCGTTGAAGGTCAGCGCGCTGATCATCCCGGCATTGAACTCATGCGGCGAGTAGACGGCAGGAAGCGTGATCCCGCTGGGAGCGGTATATTGACCCGTGGTTACGCACTCCACCGTGCACATTGCACTGGCGCGGCCGGGACTGTTCTTGATCGCCAGCTTCCATCCCTTGACGGCGCACCCAACGAGCATTTCATCGAGAACCGCGGAGCCGCCAGGCCGGATTTGCTGGATGAACGAGAAATACGGCAGCTCGAGGCCGGTCGGATTCGTCGCTCCCAATGCCGGAACGATGGTGTACGTATATGGCCCGGTGCCGCTGACGGTCACGTTACCCATAGAAAATGCCATCATCCAGGCGAGAATCTCCGACGACGCATACTTCGAGAATTCATAGGTCGGCATGTTGTAATGCGACTTGAAGAGCTGCGTCGGGAACTCATGGCCTTTGCCGATTTCAGCCCGGTCGTCCTCGTTCACCGGCACCTTCGCCCACGGCTTCGTATTGAGGTTGGTATGACGCCAGATCGTCGCGGACGCATTCGCCGTCCCGATTGCGGTCTGCTTGCCGAAGCCCCAGCCGTTCAGAAGCTCATTAATGTTGGCCATGCTGTTTGTCCTCCTGCGTCGATGCCGCTGGCTTTGGTCCCGTGGCCGTCGGCGGCGGAACCTGATGCCACCCGGCGACCATCAACGGCGTAAGCTGCTCGGCGGTCGCCTCCACTTCTCTTACTTCACCTTGCGGCGACTGCATAAAAACCCAATCCATGACGTCTCCTCACTCCCCGCCGGGATTGCCTTGCTCCACCAGCGTTGCTTGCACCTCGAAGTAATCGAGCGTCGCTCCGTCCGCGCTCACCACAACGGTGTTTCGCTGTGCCGACGGAAGATCCAAGTCCATCGGGTAGCAGCCGGGATCAATCTGGAAGTGCAGCAGCGACTGCCACGACTCACCGCCCGATGGGATCGCGCTTACCAGTAGTGAAAACAAATCCGCATAGGTCGCGGTCGAGTTCTGCTCTGGCGCCCTCAGGTACAGCGAGAAATGGTGCGCGAAGTGAAGCGCGCCACCCGCAAGACGCCGCGGCGTCGTGCCGTTCCACGCGACCAGGATCGAGCCAGGCTGCATTTGCAGGATCGCCAGCCGCAGGTTGTTGTCGGTCGCCAAGCCTTCCATAAAAGCCCGGATGTTGCTCGCGGTCCCACCGATAGCGGTGACCAGGTCCGGGCACGCCTGGAGTGCAGTGACCCATTCGCCGAGGATTGTTTTTGGATTGATCACGACCGCTGAAGAAGTGCCAGGTTGAGCATCCCGTACGCGTCAGGCTGGCGCACCGTCGTCACGACATACTGCGTGCCCCAGGCGGTGACCCAGTCGCCCTTCGCCGGCGGATTCGAGAAGTCGGACGGATTCACCGAGATCTCTTCGAAGTTTGCATTCGCTCCCGACTCCTCGCGCGGCCGCAGGTGCCGAATCGCGGTCACCGTGAAGGGATCGCCTTGCGCTGCGCCTGACTGCACCGGCTGGTACACAACAGGCTCGCCGAAGGTTTGCAGCATGACGCGGTCTACCAGTGCCTCGATAGTGGGCCAGTTCGCCATTTCACGTCCAATACGCGACGATCAATCCTTCACCAGCGTTATTGGCGTCAACGAAGTAGTCCGAAGGCACCAGCAGATGGCGCGAGTCTTCCGCCCAGATATCGAACGAATCGGCGACACCGCCACCTGAGCCCGTGGGCCAGAACTCCTTGATCACGCCTGTACCGTTCGCCTTGTTCATGCCCGAGGCGCCGAGAAACACGCGGCCCGTCTCGCCGATGACCGCAGCGAAGCGCAGACGCTCCACACGCAGATTCGGGTCGCTGCTAACGGGAACGGGCGTCCCCGGCGTTGGGACATCAATCTTGCCGAATGAGTTTGCTTTCATCGGAATCAGAGCCAGGCCAGGACCTTGTACTTCGCCAAGTTGGTGACGGTGACCTTCACGTTCGTAGCGTCGTGCGTTCCCTCAGTTGCAGTGAACGCATTCGAACTCCCGCTGTTATCCACGCACGTCACCAGCACGCCCGCAGGGACTGCGCCGAGCCCGTGCGCGATACTCTGCTGCGAGCCGTTGCCCGTCTGCACCGCCGACAAGAGCAGCTTCTGCTTCGAGGGATAGCTCCCCTTGAAGTTCGGCTGCGGACCCGCGCTCTGAAACTCCGGAGCGCTAACGGGCGTTTTTTCCACTTTGACGGCCATGACGTTTCTCCTTTCCCGGCTCAGCCGGTTCGTGCTTTGGGACTCTGGACAGCGCCCGCTCGACTTCCTCCCGCGTCCCGATCCGACGCTGTTCGTAAAGCTGCCGGGCGCGCGTCAACTGGACTTTGTTGGTCGCGTCGGGCGCGGGATACTCGTCGCCGATGTCGGACGAGGTGAAGCCCTTGAGTGGGCGCAGGACAAATAGCGGCGGGACCCGGCCCCTTGTAAGCCGCGCCCATGATTCACGACGAAGCATCATGACTACACCGCCGAGATCACGTTGTTGAAGAAGAACCCCAGATCCGCAGAGACCAGGCGCATATCGAACGCCGAGTCGATCTCGACACGATCCGAAGCCAGGTGCTCCATGCGGAACGTCTTGATGCGGACGCCGGCGCCGCCGGTGGTTCCGATCAGGCCCGTCCAGTTGAACACGTAGCCCGCGCTGGGAGTCATTAAACCAGCGTTCTTTGGGCGGTAAAACAGCGCCGCGCTCAGACCGCCGATGAACGCGTTCGATTCGGTTGCGCCTTCCGCCGCCTGGTTGTACACGGCGTCGATGACCAGGATCTCTTCCAGTTCGAGAATCTCGGCCATGATCTGGCGAGTCGCCACTGCCGGGTTCGGCGCGGTCTGGCCATACTTGGTGCGGTCGATGAAGTCGGGGTGATCCACGAGCTTGTCGAACACCGGACGGCTGACCACGAAGATGTTAGGAGCGAAGCCGCCGCTCGAAAGCCGCATCTGCGTCTTGGCGTTTCGAATATCGGTGATCGGGCTGCCGTTCGGGTAATTCGCGGCATCCCAGTAGATGACATGCGTGGAGTCCGCGGTCGCCTGGCCACTGAGCTGGTTGGTCCAGATGCCGGTACCGAAGAACTTCGAGACCCACTGGTTCTCGCGGCGGATCAGCGCTTTCTGCGTGAGGAAGATGGTGGCGTCGCGGTCCGGTGCAAGCGGCGAGTCGCTGTTCGCGCGGATCTGGTCATCCACGTCCTTGTGCAGCGACCAGACGTCGCAGTTGTACGTGCCGGTGGAATTCAGGTTGTAGCCGGTGCCGGCGGACTCGGTCGAAAGCGCGCGCTTCTGCATCTCGTCGCGGTTGAAATCCGCCCGCGCGTAGGTGTAGTAGAGGTCGCTTTTGTTTTCGACCGGCACCGCCGGAAAGGCTTTGTCCGCGACGAATTCAACTCCGGCGGCCTCCTGAAGGTAGGCTACCGAAATGTTCGTCAGCGGCCGATTGACGTGAACGTCTTGCAGTGTTGGCTGAGGCATTGTTGATTTCTCCTATTGGGGAATCGCTACATCTTGTACGGGCCGAGAAGCAGCGCGGGAATGATTACGCCAGCCCCCGACGAGGCAGCTAGCGCGCGCGCCCGCACGAAATTGCCGGAGGTCGCCGTGATTGCCTGGCCGCTGGCGTTGGCCATGAGTGGGTCGCCTGCATTGACCGCCGCGCCCGTGACCAGCTTGGTGATGCCGAGGATCGCGACCTCTCCCTCGACTCCTTGCGCGTTGGGCTTGTCCTGCACGACGCCATCGGCGACAGCGCCAGCCCCGGTGAAGTTGATCTGCCCGGACGAGTTGACGGTCACGAAGTAGAACTGCGGATTTACAGTTCCGCCGCTCGTGAGGTCCGCTGCCGCCGGAAGGCCTACATTGCGTAATGTCTGTTCGAATGCCATGTCTGTTGGTCTCCTTTCGCCCTACCGGGCGAGGCGAACACCGGCCCGCTCAAGCGTGGCGATCAGGCCCTTCGCGTTGTGCTGCGCCACGAACGCACCGTAAACCTCGGGATGCTCTTCGAGCATGAGGGCGTAGGCGCGCTCCTTGGTCAGCTTGGTGGTACCGCTTTCGGCGTAAAGATTCGGAGTCTCTTTGCCGCGATTCTGCCGGGTGAAACTGGTGGCTTGCGCTTCGAGTTCTTGAAGCGAGCCGACCGCGCCCTGGTTCGGGTTGACGTGCGAACTGATCATGCTTCTCTCGCTTTCGATCACACGTGCGGCAGTCAACTCTTCGCTGATTTCCGCCACGCTGAAATATTGGCCGCTGGGCTTCTTCTTGGTGAGGAACTCCGCGGCCTTGTCGCGACAACCGGCCATCTTGCACAGCGCGCCGATGGCTTCGATGTCACCCTCGGGACGCATCTTCAGCGGCTCACTGGGAATGGCAGCGAGACCGGCGAGCGGAGTCTCACCTTTCGGTTTCTTGGTCTTGTCCTCGACCTTGGCACCGCAGGCGTGGCAGAACTTCGCGTCTTTGCGGAGCGAAGCGCCACAATCACGGCATTCAAGCTCGTCTTCGTCATCGTTGTCGCCGTTATCTGGTTTCGAGCCTTCAGCGGCGATGGGTAACTTCTCATCTGGCATACTGGCCTCCTTGGGTTGGGATACTGCGGCGATTGCCGCCGAACTCTGATTCGATCTGCCAAGCACCTGGCGCAACGCGTTCATGGCGTCTTCGAGCGTTCCGACCTCATCGGCCAGCAGCGGAATGGCGTTTTCCGCCCAGTACACACCAGCCTGCGTTGCTATGATCTCGTCGGCTTTTGCCTTCCGATTCCGCGCGACGGTCGCCACGAACTGGTCGTACTGGCGGTCAATCTCGGACTGGATGTCTTTCTCTGCCCGCTCAGAAAGGGGTTCATGCGGGTTCGCGTCAACCTTCCTGTCGCCTTTGAAGATGTAGGTGTACTTGAACCCCTGCTCCTCGTTGAACTTCGAATCCTCGGTATGCAGCACCACGACGCCAACGGAACCGACAGCGCCCATGCGCGTCACGAAGATCTTGTCTGCCGCGCTGGTCAGGGCGTAGGCCGCCGAGAATGCGAAGTCGTCGGCGACCGCGTAGATCGGTTTCGCGCCGCGCAGCGAGTAGATGTAATCGGACAACTCCAGGCAGCCCGTCGTCTCGCCGCCCGGTGAGTCGACCTGCAACAGGATCGCGCGCACAGCAGCATCGTTCACCGCGTCCCGAACGTACCGGCCGATCAGGTCATAGGAGCTGCAACCACTGAAAGCTGAAACCCATGACTCCTTCTTCGTCAGGACTCCCTGAATAGGAACGATCGCGATTCCGTCGATCACCTGGTAGTCGCTGTCATCCGCTCGCTCCACGTAGGCGGCGAACCGCTCTGCAGGCTCCGGACCGGCCACCGCTGTCGGAATGATCCCCAACCGCGGACGCAAAGCCTGAACCATGAGATCCAGCTTGGGTGGATGAATCATGAGCGGCGTGTTCACGAACCGCGATGCCAGACGAGTCAGATTCTTCACGGCTTGACGTCCACCTCTCCCTTTGCGGCATCCGTCTGGATCTCGCTCTCGGTCAATCCAGCGTTGCGCCCGGTGAGCACCTTGCGGCCATCGCTGTCGTAGGACAGCCCGAGTTTGTCCGCACGCTTGTTGTCTGCTGTCTGCTCCGCATCCACGGCACCGGCGTCTCGCCCTTGCGCCGCAACCTCAGCCGAACGCGTGGAGAGACCGCTGCGGATCGCATCGTTGGAAGCCTTGATGTCTTTCTCGGGATCGACCCACGGCCATCCCGGTGTGACCCACTGCACTTCCTCAAACGGCTCGGGATCTTTGTTGTACGCGTTCAACAGGTCTATGCCGAACACCAGCGCCAGCATCGCTTCGCGCAGCCAGCGTTTATACACGGGGTGGCATACCTGGAAGATGAAGACCGAATGCTGATACTGCTCGCACTTGCGGCGGAACTCCAGCAGGCCAGCGCGGATCGAAGAGTAGTTGATCCCCGAGAGGTCGCCGCTGATCTGGTACTCGGCAAGCCCGGCACCGCTCGCGAAAGCTTGGAGGCAGCTCCTGATGAACGATTTGAAATCGCCGCTGTCTTTCGCTTCCGCAAACTGAACCTCTTCGCCGAAGTTCAACACCTGGAACGTGCCAGGTTCGAGCTTGCTGATCTGACTTCCCGGCTCCGTCTGAGTCGGCCCGTTCTGATACTGGTCCGGTGGGATGATCGGATTGTCCGGGCTGGCCTGCGTGATAAACCCGGTGATCATCGCCGCAAGCTTCTTGCGGACGATCTCAGCATCCGTGTATTGCTCCAGTTCGTAGAGCTTCGCAATCACCGATGTCAGCCACGGCTGCCCCCGGAACTGGCCCGCGCGGATCGGTTTGTAGACGTGCAGGACCTCCGTGGCGGGCACGCGCTCGACCGAGAGAGCGTCCATCGGGAAGAACATCGTCTCGCCCGGATGCGCCTTCCAGAAGTGGTATGCCGCGCGCCGTCCGTCGGTCTGAAACTCGATGCCGCACCGCACTGAGTTGTTCGGCGGCATCCGCTCGACAGCCGTTCGCCACAACGGTAACTGCTCGGCCTCGATGAGTTGAAGTTGCAACGGAACCGTGAGTCCTTCCTTCACCGAGCGCGGCCGGAACCGGACGAAGCACTCGCCGGCCTCCATCACTTCGCGCGCAATCACCATCTGCTGGCCGTAGAAATCCGTCTGGCCAGATGCAGGATTCCGCGGGTCGTACTCGACGTCGCACTCCCGGGTCCACCGATTCCACTTCCTGGTGATCAGTTCGCGCACCTTCTCGTCCGGATGGTGCGGCACCAGGCGAATCCCACGCCCGATCGCGTTGGCGACATACGAGTCCACGGCCCCCGCCGCCCACGCGCTGTTTCGAACCGCGTCCCGGTTCCGCGCCTGTAACTCCAGCCCGTGCGAAAACAGGAGCGTGTTCAGGCCGAGGAACGGTGGATTCCACCCGATTCCCCGACGCCCGCGACCCGCAGCATCGAAGGGGAACGTCCCCATCGCGCGAGTGCGCGGCACGCGCGGTACGGGCATCGGCTCGTGCCCAGCCTGACGCGCGAGCGTCATGAGAGTTTCGATTGGCACCGTGCTTCAGTGGCCCCAGCCGTTGGTCGTGTAGACGCGCACCTGCCGCACTTGCTGTGGCCCGGACTGCTGCGCGATGTCGTTCAGGATGAGATTCCGAAGCTTCAGGTAATCGTCGACCGAATCGAATTCGAACTCGCGATCCTGAAACCGGACCCTGCGCGCGCCCTGCTTACGCGCCGCGTCGAGCGCGTCAAGATCCGCCTGTGTGAACGCCATGCAACTGTGTTGAGCTGGATTTCATCCAGCAGGATTTAGGCACCGGCCAGAGCCGTGCCCGTCAACTGAGGTCGACTTTTTCAATGCGCCGACAGACCAATCACCTGGAGGTCAGCCCCGTAGCGCCTCTGTCGTACGCTGGAGAACATGAATCGATATCCGCCTGCATCCGTCATGCGGGTTCTTAGGCAGGAAGTGGGGTTCGGCTGTCCGGTTCGAGGCTGCGGCAGTCCGTACCTCGAATATCATCACTTTGACCCTCCTTGGTCAGTGCGGGAACACCACGATCCTGGCGGCATGATTGCGCTTTGCGCGGAGCATCACAAGAAGGCGGATGTGCCTGGTGCGTTCCCGATCGACTACCTTCGCGAACTCAAAACCACGCCGTCGGGGGCATCTGTCAGCGGCCGTTTCGATTGGTTGCTCCGGGATTTCATTGTTGTAATGGGTGGCGCCTACGCTGCGGACTGCTGGGTTCCTATCTCATACGGCGATCGACCGGTGATCAGCTTCCACCGAGATTTCAGCGGGTTCCTGCTGATGAACATCGATATGCCGAGTGCGTCTATTGGTCCGCGGTTGAGGATGTGGGAAAGCGTTTGGTATCAACGTGGCTCTCCAAAGGATCTTGAATGCCCCCCAAGCGGGCGATTGCTGAAGATCAGTTACAAGAATGGTGACTACCTGCGGATCGAATTCCGGTCGATGGCAACCCCGGCTGAATTTCAAGCGCGGTATCCCCAAGCACACGACATAGGTCCATCACAGGCCACGTATCCACTAACGGTCATTGAGATCGAGCTGCGCCTTGCAGAAGCTGACTTACACATCAACAAGGATGTGTTCCGATTGGGCGGCAGCGAACTGCGAGGTACCCTGGCGCGAGGAGGGAGGTATTTCATTGGGATTGGGACTCATGAACCCATTTCGAAGCTGACGAACAACATAGGTTATTCCCTAAAAAGAATCGAGCCGAGGCTGCGCCTTGCCTCTCAAAACGATGACCAGTTCATTTCGATTGACGGCGTCACTTTCGACCAACGCGTCCTTGGGTTGGACGGATTCGCGTTCGACGGTTGCACGTTTCGAAATTGCAGAGTAATGTTTTCAGGGCAGCCATGCTCACTATCACGATGCGCCCTACCAGGCAGCGCCGTCGTTTTGACCGATGCGGCAGTCACTACCTGCCAGGGCCTTGAAGCGCTTCGACGGATGGATTCCGCTTTTGACATTCTCTCGGCCGTCAAAGCCATCAGCGGAGATTCCGCCCAAGACTAGGCTAGACGCTCGACGAGATCACGATTGGCCAGTAAGATCAGTGTCACCCGCTCTGGCAGTCCATCTGGCGCTCTGTAGCTCGTGCCGTGGACCGAAACTCAAAGCCTCAATCAAACCTCCATCCTGAATCGCACGCGGTTCCGCGCGGCTTGCTTACCATCCGTGCGCGGCGGTTGCTGCGGCTGTTTCACTTCTTTCGCCGGAGGCGCGCCCACGCGACGCTCGAGGTCAGCCCAGTGCTTCTCCTGGAAGCGGTCGATGCCGACCCGTCCAGCCGCCGCGCGCGCATAGACGCGGCAATCGAGCGACTCATTGCGTTCACGCATCTTCTGCCATTCGTGCCGGCGATATCCCTTGACGATCTTCGTCACCAACTGCTCAGCGGTGATCTGCTTGAAGTACTCTTCGCTGTAGCGCGGGAGGTGGCAGTATCCCGGCGGGAAAGGAATGCCCTTCGCTACTTCCTCATCGGTCGGGCGATCCTGGCGCAGCCACCGGTACAACTCTTCCTTGGCCATGCCGGAGTTAACCGGCCACACCCGAACGCCGCGCTTCAGCTTCGCGCCCGCCGGCCCAACCTCAACAGGAGACGCCGGCCCAATGATCGCGGGCGTCCGCGAATCGCCTTTGATCACCAGCACGCGCCCGCCCTGCCGCCGCGCCCACTGGTACACCTCGATCGCTGCGAAGCCCGAATCGACGGCGAGCTGGAGGATCGGCAATTCCAGACCGGATTCGGTAGGGAATGATTCGTTCAGCAGGCCGGTGAGCTTCTCCCATATCTGTGGCCGGGATGTGTCGCCTTCGAACACGCGATAATCGACCGACCACGACTCTTTGCCCCGGCCCCAGGAGGTAATCTCCACCTCGATGCGGTCCTTCTGCACGTCGGCGCCAGCCGTAAGAAACAACCCGCCGCGCGGCACCGTTCCGACCTTGTAGGACTCGCGCCGGTCATACAGCTTCTGCCACTCTGGTGCCTCGCCAAGCAACGTCCACGTCTCGCCGAGCACGGTGTTGACGAAGACCTGAAGCAGCGCCGGATTCTTTTGCGCCTGTTCGAACTGCTTGGCTGCGTCCGACCACGCGAACCAACCGACCGGCGAGTAGAGGCTGGAAAGGTGGAAGCCAGCCGTCTTGCCATCGCCAACAGCGCTGCGCCGCCACTCGCCGCACGCCAGCATCGATTGCTTCTGGTGGTTGTGAATCTCTTGCCCGCAGTGCTCGCAAACGTAAACGACCTTCTCTGTCTCCCCCTTCGGCCAGCGCAACTGCGCGAACTTCAGCGTCTGGAACTCGCGGCAGACTGGGCACGGCACCCAGTACAACCGCTTGTCGCTTTCTTCATACGCCGCCTCGATCCGGGACATGCCCGTGATCTTCGGCGTCGAGCACATGAAGATCTTCCGGCGCGCGAACGTCCTGGTGCGGGCGGTCGCCAGGTTCACCGGATCGCCCTCGCCCTCCACATCGCCGGGATACCCATCCACTTCGTCCAGAAACAGATACCGCGCCGCCATGGAGCGGAGGCCGACAGCGGAGTTCGCGCCGGTCATCACCAGCACGCCGCCGGGAAACTCTTTCGAGAGGACCGTGTTTCCCGAGTCGCGCGATCGCGGATCGCTCACCAGTGCCCGCAGCACCTCCGACTCCTCGATCAGCGGATCGATGCGCTGCTTCGAGTTGCGCTTGGCCATCTCCACGGTGGGCTGGATCGCCATCATGGGGCCGGGCGCCTGGTGGATCACATAGCCGATCCAGTTGTTGCCGCACTCGGTGCCGCCGATCTGCGCACCTTTCATGAAGACCGTGCGCTCCACAGGCGAGGACGGCGAAAGGCAGTCCATGATTTCGCGCAGATACGGTGTGCGATCAGTGCGCCATGGGCCTGACTCAGCCGAGGCCCGCTGCGATAGCGAGCGGTACTTGTCAGCCCACTGCGAGATCGTCAGCAATGGGTCCGGCCGCGCGCCGGCTGCCGCCGCTGCTGAGTAGATCTCTTCAGCCGTTGGAATCTGCAAATTCATTCAGTGCCCTGCGGATCTCGGTCGCCAGGACTTCGTAGCACTTCGCTGCTTCGGTTTGAGCCGCCACCATCGCCGCCACCCGATCCGGGATGTTCAGCATGTGGTCGCGGAACTGCCGGAACTTGTTGAACGCGGCAATCTTCATCTCGTCCTTTGCGACAAGCTTGGCGACACGTTCTTCGTACTCGATCCGGGCGAGCTTCGCCTGGTAGTACTCGCGCACGGCGCGCGCCTTGGTGTACTGCGAAGCGCCGACGATCGACACATCATCCTCGTCCTGGCCGCGCTTGGCGATTGGTGGCGCATGGCGCGAGGTGTTCCGCTCCCACGCGACATCGGCCTGCTCCGAATCGATCCGTCCGTCTGGTTGAGTGGAGATACGGTCCGTTTCAATCGCCTTCTGCACCGCCGATAGGGCGACTCCCCGATGCCGCGCGTAGGCCCGCTGGCTCAGGATCGCCATGTCTTCGCCTCTCGGCCAATCTTCGCGAAACCGGTCAATTTTGCCTTGCCTTTCGAGCCAACCGGAGTGATGAATCGTCATGCGCGAAGCAAGCGCAGAAAAGGATGACTAGAAACACCATGACGAACGCAGAAACCAACGACAAAGCCGCCGCCGTTGCGGAACAGGGCGCGACAGCCGCGCCGGGGAAGGCCCCCTCGAAGAAGGGTGCCAGCCAGAAGAAGGGTGCGCCCAAAGCCAAGAAAAGCGCCAAGGCCGCCGCGCCCAAAAAGCAAGCCAAGGCCGGCAAAAAGGCCACCGCCAAGTCCGAACGCAAGGCCACCGCCCCGCGCGCTGAGAGCAAGGGTGCGAAAATCCTCGACATGATCGCACGCGCGAAGGGCGCGACTCTCGCCGAGATCATGAAGGCCACCGACTGGCAGGCCCACAGCGTCAGGGGCTTCATCTCCACAGCCGCCAAGAAGCAGAAGGTCAACATCGAGTCCTCGAAGAACGAAGCCGGTGATCGCGTCTACAAGATCACCAAGTAGAGACTGCCCAACTGCCTCACCCAAACCGCCGCCGGGTTCAACGATCCGGCGGCGGTTCTACTTTGTGAACGCCTGCTGCCAGTGCAGTGATCCTCTCGGCCACCAGCTCCTCACGTAAATGGCACTCTCCCGCGCGGACGTACGTGCCGTTGATCCTCGCGATGAGGCGGTTCTCCAACTCCGCAATCTCCTTCCGGACTTCCGCCAGCAGCGCCCGGTTCTTGAGGCTCACGTAACCAGCAATTAATGCAGAAACCAACGCCACCACGGGCACGAGCACCTGCAGGATTGGATCGTTCATCGCTTTTCTCCCTGCGCGTGTTCCTTCCGGCGTTCCTCCGCGATCGCTTCGAACGTCCGGCCGTCGCCCTCCAACGTGGCCCGCTTGCCGGAGAGCGTTTGCCAGCGTTGGACGATCACGTCCACGTACTTCGGATCGAGTTCCAATCCGTAGCAGACCCGCTCGGTCAGTTCGGCCGCGGCGAGTGTGGTGCCGCTGCCCAGGAACGGCTCGTAAACCGACTCCCCTCGTTTGGTATGATTCAGGATCGGCCGCCGCATCAGCTCAACAGGCTTCTGCGTGGGGTGGTCGTATTTCTCTTCGCCCGAGCCGCCCATGATGAACTTCGGTGATGGCGAGTCCCAGATCGTCGAATTCTCTCCGGCCTTTCCGAACCACGGCGCGTTCTTCTTCCGGACGTACCAGCAGGGCTCATGCTGATACCAGTAGTGAGTCCGTGTCAGGACCGTCCTGCCTTTGTTCCAGATGATTTGCTGCGGATAGAGGAACCCTATGCGAAGCAGGCCGTTCAGAACTTCGCGCGTGAAGATGGACGCGTGCCAGACGTAGGCGATTTGCAGGCTTGGTACGAGCTCGAAGGCTTCCGACCAGTCGGCCCGCGTGTCCCCGGAGATGGTCGTTTCGGTATGGCCCTCCGTGCGATGTTTCATGTAGCTCGCCTCGGCGGGTCCAAGTCCGTTCAGCCCGGCGCGGTCACGCCATTCGGAATCGAGCTCGATTCCGTATGGAGGGTCAGTCACCATCAAGTGCGGCCGACGTTCGCCAAGTAGCCTCGCGACCCCCTCGGGGCTGGTTGCGTCGGTGCAAAGGACCCGATGTTGGTTGCGGCGCTCACCGCAGATCCACAGGTCGCCAGGCCGGGACACAGCGTTTTCCGGCAACGGTGGAGCGGCGTTGGCCCTCTCTTCGTCTTCCGGATCAGTCAGGAGTTCATCCAGTTCCTTGTCGCTGAAACCAATCAGGTCCAAGTTAAAGTCGCTCTCCTGGAGTGCCTGCAACTCGATGCGCAATAGTTCTTCATCCCAGCCGGCGTTCAATGCCAACTGATTGTCGGCGATGATGTACGCGCGCCGCTGGGTTTCGCTCAGGTGGTCCAACGGGACCACTGGAACTTCTGTGAGGCCCAGCTTGCGCGCGGCGAGCAGACGACCATGCCCGGCCAGTATGCCCGAGTCGGAAGCCACCAATATCGGCGCAGTGAATCCGAATTCGATAATCGATGCCGCGATTTGCGCCACCTGCTCCTCGCTGTGCGTCCTGGGGTTCTTGACGTACGGAATCAGGCGGTCCACGGGCCAGATCTCGATGCGTCGCGCCATCGCGGGCGTCACCGTAGGGGCGTTCAGGTTATGATTCGAGACGTGCGACATCGTGCTGTGCGTGAGGGACCGGCAAGCAAGGGCAGCCGCTATTGCTTGCAGCGCTACGTCGAGCAGCGGCCTCGGGACCTGGGCGAACTCATTATCCGCAGCAGCCCAATTCTTACAGCCCTTCAGGGCGCTGAAGTATCGTGGCTATCGCCTTTGGCCGACCAGAATTACTTCGAATACCGCGATGACTTCCTCGGCCCGACGGCACTCAATCTGCCGGAACACCTTGCAGCGCTAAAGAACTTCTGGCCGGATAACGGCCCGCAATGGGACGGCCTCGCACTTTTGCGTTCCACCAATGGACCGGCTGTGCTACTGATTGAGGCCAAGGCTCATCCCGGAGAAACCCGCTCCAGTTGCGGTGCAAAGAGTCCGCTGAGCATCGACCGGATCCGAGCCCGCCTGGCTGAGGTGCAAGCCTACATGGGTCTGAAGCCTGCAGACTGGATGAACGGAGCGTATCAATTGGCCAATCGGCTGGCGTTTCTGTACTTTCTCCATGTTTTATGCGGAGTACCGGCGTTTCTTGTTCTCATCAATTTCGTCAATGATGGCAGCTATAAGCCCACGGCTCACGAGACGTGGTTGCGATATCCGTGGACAGCAGCCCTAGGAATTCGTGACGGCTGCCGACTCGCAGACCGCGTTCTGACCGTCTATCCGAAAGCCTTCTAGCGCGGGTTGACCATTGGGTGACCACCGACCACCTCTTTTTCCGGCTGACGCTAGCGAAGTTGCGCTACTGTTCAACGCGCCGCCGAAAGTCGCCGGGAAGTACCTACGGCTTTAACACGCGGGCGCCTGCCATTCCGAACGAACGCGCCGCGAACACGTGCGATGTAACGCGCGCCGATTTGTCGTCGTTGGCTTTTCATTTGACCGTACAATCAGCAACAACTTGGAGAAATGCGGAGCGAACTTCCGGCGAAGCATAGGTCTTGCCATCGCGATCTGCGCCGAGATGTTTCAGTTCCCACGCCCGACCGTGCTCAAGCCGCTCTTTGAAGCTGTACCGCGTGCCCGCAACTTCGGTAGCTGAAGTCGGTCCTGGCTCGCCGGACCGGATGAATAGTATCGCTCGCTTGATTTGTTTCTTCCGGCTGCGTACCACGCGAGCCACGAGTCCGCTGGATTGAAGTCGCGCGAACCTCTGTTCGCTGACGATGGCGTACAAACTGCCGTCACCTTGATAGACAGAGATCAACGAATTTGTCGTCTTTGGACACACGTGTGGTATTAGGAAAAGCTGCGGGAATGGATTCGAGAGCGTCCCGGCGCTCAGTCCATCGTTGGACGGACCGAAAGCCCTCCGATCGGTGCGCCGGGCGCCTCGCGATCGAACTGGCTTCTACTACCCAATACTCAGCGGTCCGCTCAGATGTGCACCCTGAATGCGGTCATTTCCAGCCGACAGTCCAGCATGCCCCACGGCCCACAACGGTATAAACACCCGCAACGCCGTAAACGGCGTAAACGGTCGCAACGCCATCCGTGTGCGTAGTCGTAAACAACGCCGTAACCGTCTCATTCCTCATTCGTTCTTTCACTCGCGTTTACACTGTTTACGCGGTTGAGTGAGTGATCTACAGATCTACCACTGCTGCTGAGAGAGTAGCCGCCTTTGCTGTTGCGGCTCACGTGCCCGTCCTTGTGGAGGCGGTGAACCAGACTTCGAATCGTGTTGGCGTTCTTTCTCAGCATCAAGGCGATCTTCGCCGGGGTAAGGGGCGCTTCATGCCGCAGGAGTTCCAGGATCTCCTCGCGCTCAGCGCTCAGGACCGCCTCCTGACCGTCGCCGACGAATCGCCAGCCGAATGGCGTCTCGCGTTCGAAGTGCAACGCGAAACTGCGCTCTTCCACTTCCCGCCCCAGGACATCGAGCGTGGCGTCGTTCCCTGGTCTGCGCCGAAGGTGCCAGATGGCGTCCACGGCCGCGGCTATTCCCCCTGTCCCGGCAACGGCTTCAACCGGCCCGTCAGAGACTCCCTTGCGCGTGTGGTGAATCAGCAGGCAGCAGATTTTGGCGTCCGCACAAATCTGCCGGAGACGGTTTATCTCCTCGTACTGGCCGCGGAATACGTCGGTCTCGCGCTTGGCCGCCCTGACCAGGGCAGTGAGCGTGTCAACGACAACGAATCGGGGAGTGTGCTGGCGAATCAGCTCGGCGAGTTGTTCGGCGCCTCCGCCCATCAGCGGGAGCAACTCGTAGACGAAAGTCAGGCCATCGAGCCACGGTCCTGGTGGAGCGAGCTTCCGTAGCCGGTTTGCAGTCCGCGCGGCCGGCTCCTCCAGTGCCACGAAGAGAACGAGCCCTGTTTCGCGTGGTTCGATTCCGTCAATCGCCCTTCCACCGGCAATCGCGACTGACAACTGCAATGCGAGCCAGGATTTGCCGTCTTTGGGTTTGGCGACCAGCATCGTGAGGCCGTCGTACAGGAGGCCGTCGACTAATGGCCGCAACTCTTGGATCGCGCCGTTGTAGAGTTCGGCCGCGCTGTGAACCCGAGGCAGAGCTGCTGCGGGACGATCCCTGCCCGACACAGCCTCCAATTTGCCGGCGGCCTTGAACTTCCGCTCGGTGACCACTACGTCATCGGCGGTGGTGACGTCATAGCGCATGCTCGGCCTCGATCTGATGAATGAGTTCGAGCTCGGAGTGCCCCTGGTCGAACCACTCCGAGACGTCTTTTGCCCCGTCAAGCTCAAGGATGCTGAGCTTGGCCACGTTTCCGAGTAATGCTCGTGCGATCTTGAGAACGCGCTGCCGCCCAGGCGGATCATTGTCCGGGATCAGGATGACCTCGCGACCGCGAAGCGCGTCAGTATAGTCCGGCAGCCAAGCGGCCGATGCCCCGCCCGAGTTCGTGGTGGCGACGAAGCCGTTGTCGCGCAAGCGCTCAGCGTCCTTCTCGCCTTCGACCACGAACACGATGGGTGACTCCAGCACCTCGGGCAGCCGATAAAGCACCTGCCGATCAGCCTTCCTCCAGATCCAGCCACCTGCGCCATCAGGATGTCGCTGGAGAAAGTGCTTAGGCTCTTTGCGCACTACCTGATAAAGGAGGTACCCTTCTTCGTCCGTGTAGTCGTACGTCGCCGTGATTACCGACTCGGATTTGCTGCTATCTCGCCACAGACCCCGATCCCGCAGCGCGGCGATCACGTCGGCCTGATCACAGCCGGCATGGCAGTGTACCAGGACCTGCCCATCGCGCCCGGAGCGAATACTCAAGGAAGGGTTGCGATCTTCGTGCACCGGACATCTGGCCATCCAACTCGATCCGGAGCGCCGGCCCTCCAACGCAGAGACAATCTCGTTGAATTGGGTCGTCATCGAGACTCCGAGGATCCTGCGAGTGCACGGGCGGCGCTGCCCGAGGAGCCAAATCGGAGCGCCGCAAGAAGCGCCGGGCCAGCAGGGACCGATAGGGGAGTCGTAGCAGGAACACCCTTGTCGCCAAGCCCATGACAACAACCAGCCAGATGGATGTGAAGGGTCTGAAGGGTGTTTTCCAAGCAGTAAGCCCTCACGCTCACTGAACCCCAAATGCTCAATCTCCTGAGGCCGAATACCAGTGCAACATCCACAACATCCTTCACATCCTTCTTAGATCGTGTTTTCAAGCGCTTGCACTTGAGGGTGTGTTTTAGGGTGTGAAGGGTCATGGCAGCGACACCGCCTGCAGTTGCCACTGCGTCTTGCCTTTGGATGGCGGCAGTCGCTGAATGCGCCAGCCATCGTGAACCTGGTTCTCGTACTTACTGAGGATCAGGCCGAGCCGAATCGACGCAGGGTGAACAGACTTGGGCAATTCGAAGAACCGCTGGCCGATCACCAGCAAATCAGTGGCGGTGACCGGCCCGGGCCCTCGTTCCATCCGCCACGTCTCAAGAAAGGCGCGAATCACTGCAGACTCCTGGTCTGCCTCTCTCCGGGCATCCTCCAGGTTCAGCAGAAAGCCAGTAATTCCGCAGGCGTTCAGGATGCCGCCTACCACACTGCGCCATGAATCGAAGCTGCCAAAATCCGGTGTGCCGGCGGCTGGCTCCGATTGCCCACGAGCTTGCCAGGCCCGCACAAGAATCAGGAGATTGTAGATGACCTCTGGGCGATTCTGGAATATCCAGGCCAGCAGGTTGGTGTGGACGAACTTCCGGCCGCCAACATGGGCGTCGATCCGGATTCTAATTACTCGGCGCGCAAGCTCCCATCCGAATCGCAGGTTGTTACCATTGATGACCCAAAGGCACCGCACATCGGCGGCTTCGTTCTTGGAGGAACCTATGATTCTGCCTTCGTATCGTGACGCGGTGATCGCGTGGGCGAGCGCCTCCGAAGAGAGGTGCTCGTTGCAGTTGTCGATGAAGAACACATTCGGCGAGCGCAGCAGAGTGGACAGTATCACGCGATTCCACTCCGCCTCGTCGCGCGGTGCAGTGACGCCGGAAGGCGGCGCACCGAGGTGCGGCGCGGCGATGACGCAGGACAAGAGAGTGCCGCCGCTGCCCCCGGTGGACTTATCGACCCAGAACAGCGGAGTCGGTCCGTTGACCATCTCACGCACGAGCGGCGTCAGAAGCGCAGCGAAGCAGTTGGCCTTTTCCGCCTCGCCCACAAAATTGAAATCCGCCAGCAGATTTCTCTCGATAAAGCTTACGGCCGACCGGATGTCGTCCTTGCTTGGGCAGCGCGGGAGTCTGGCCAGACGAAACGATCTGGGCGGCAAATAGAGAAGGCCATCGGCGTATTCGCCCTGCTTCCTAAGTAGTTGACCGCCGGCCGCGAAAACCGGCGCCGTCACGATCCGGCGAAGAGTTGGCACTGGAGGATCAGGATCTGCTACGAGATGGGGAGCCAAGTCTTTCGGAGGGCGAACACTCACGTCCTCCTCGACAGCGTTTCCGTCGGCGTCCTTTGTTGTCTTTGTCTCGGTCCAATCAAACAATTCGACCAGCAGGAACAGCATTCGCTGAACGTCCACGCTGACAGGCACTGGGGCTCCCGTATCATCCGCCTCGACGCGGCAGAGCCTCCCATCACGCCGAAACAGAAAATGCGGCTTGTTGAGATCCTTCAGGTGTCGCCAGATCTGGCAGGCAAGATCGTCCAGGTTGGGATTGTTGGCGGCGATCGAAGGCTTCGGCGTGATTACCAACCTCGGTGCCGGTTTGGAGAAACGGTCCCAGGGAAGGTGGTGCTGCAAAAAGCGAGCGGCTTTCTTTGTGCTCATCGTTTCACTCCGACCGAGAAGGGCTTCATCGCCGCACCGCCGCTTTTTCGAGGACGGCAGGGCTGAAATCCCGCACGCACAAAGGCGTCTCTCAACTGCCTGGTCATCTGGTAGACCCGAGAACGGGATTTGCCGAGCCGCCGGCATACGTCACGGATGGGCATCTGCCCAATCAGAACCGCCAGCAACTGGAGCTGTGCTGGGAGGCTCTCGATCACCCGGCGCACGTCAAGACTGAGGTCAAGGGCATCCACTGCACACGAGCACGGACGTTTGTCGAGTATGTCCAGCGAATCGCCGTCGGAGGCCTCACTGCTCATTAAGTCCTCACCGAGAATCACAGCCGCCCGCCGGCGCTGGCGCACAACTAGCACCGCGGCGCAGTTCCGCGTCACGCCCCGCACAAAACCCGGCCAGTCGCCGCGCTCCGCGTCGAACTTCGGAGCACGGCGCAAACAGTCGAGGACGATTTCCTGGTGCAAATCATCCCAATCGTCGGGCCTGAAGCCGGCAGAGGCGACCAACAAGCTCGCCCGACAGGCCGCTTGCTCGGCAACGTACGGATCGATCACCGTCATAGGGCCACCTCCGTCATGCGGCGCTCGATGACGACGCGCCGTGGAATGCCGGCTCGAACCTCGATCCGTTCGATTCGTCCCTGCTTGATTCCCTCTAGGCGCGACATCAATCGGCGCACTTCATCCCGGAGAGCGAAATCTGGCAGGTCCGCCTCCTGCCGGATGCCCTCGTCGGCGTCCAGCTTCACGTCGAGCAGCACGGTTGGTTCGGGATGGAAAACCGGATCGCCGTTCTGAACGACTATCCCGAGGACTTGACCAAAGTTGATCGACTGGAACAGGCGGACCAATGCCTGGCGGGGAGCGGAAAGTTGGCTGAATCGGTCAGGAGTGGCCATCGGTTTAGGTCCTCGCCGCGACCCGAGTCGCCATGCCCCCGGCGTCGGGAGTCGCCCGCTCGGCAATCCATCGCCGGAGATCTGCTCGACGGTAGAAGATACGGTTCGAGATGCGGATGAACGGCGGGCCGCCCCCTTGTACTCGCATGCGTCGAAACCAAGCCAGCGACATTGGCAATTCCTGTTCGCGGACTTGGCTCTCGGTTAACAGGTCGTTATCACTCTGTGCGGATTGGCTTGTTAGAGCTGCCACGTGTTCATCTCCACGGCGAAGCGTTTATAAGTCAAGCCTGATGTGGAGAACGTGGAGGACTGTGGAGAAAATCGTGGAGATTACGCGCGGCTGACCGGATTGGGGACATGATCCCATTTCGCTCGCGGACAGCCGATCGTATTCAGCATTGCCGACAGCGTGCTTTCCCCGAATTTGCTTCGGTCGCCACGGACAATCCCGTAGATGACGCTGCGATCAATCCGGAGGTGGGTTGCAAGTCCACTCATGTCGTGTACGCCGGCGCTCGGCATGTAGGATCGTAGAATCGACATGCGATGGTCCTTGAGAGACTTCGGAGGCCGCTTCGCGAGCTTTTTCGGCGATTTTTCGTCGCCAAATTGCGCTTCGATCAGGGACAGATCGATGCTGAGGCGCCGATTCTCCAGCGTGGCGACTTTGGCAACGTCGACGATCCGCAGCTTTGCGTCCGGTAGAGAACTGGGCGGGGAGAACGGAACCAACACAACGGAATTAACCCGTCCGTAAGCCGCTTGCACGGCATCCGTAGCCGGGGACAGTTGATCAGGCCCCATCGCGGCGAAGAAGAAGTAGGGAGTAAAGCCCCCAACCCGTCGCCGCCCCAGAAACCAAATCTGACTGGCGGGCAGGGGATTAACTTTACCGGGAGGAGTGATCGCCGTGGAGAGGAGGGCCGACAGTCGGTCAGCATTGGCTCGCCAACGACGCAGGCGCTCGGGATCGACTGCTACATTACCCGCCGACGGGCATGGAATCGATGCCCGCTCGCCATCCTCGCACCACCGAACGCGTTCGCGATGTCCCTTCGGGCAGGCGTCACAAACGACTCGCGTCGCCCGGGCAATCTCGCTGATAAGGCCTTCCCTGGTCAGAGCCTTGAATTCATCAGCGCTCCACCCGCAGACGTCGTCGTACGTGAACTCGGCATCAGGCGACGCGAGTTGACTTAGGAAAAGCTGCCACGCGCTTTCCATCGTGTTCGATCCTCCAGAGCCGGAGGTATCGCCGGAGCGTGCCGTCGCGGCCGTCGAACCCCAGTGTGCACCATCTCGGCGCAGTGATCTTGAAGTCAATGACTTCTTCGGTGCCGCCTGTTCCTCCGAAGATCGCTTGCAGATCAACACTGAGGATCGTTGAGCGCACGAGCTTGTTGAGTTCGCCCCGCAGTTCGGATCGGAGCACAGCATAGATGTTATCGTGCCGGTCATCCGGATTCACTTCGAACCTTGCCTTGTGGTCTGGCTCGCCTGGGAAGTGGATCTTCATCGCTGTTACGCGAAGCTGCTGGAGCTGGTCTGCCGGGTCGGTTTTGTATTCGAAATTGGGGTTCTTGAAGATGCTCAGGTCGTATGTCTTCTTGCCCGCCTTCGGAGGCGCGGAAACGTTGAATATGGCCTTTCCGAAACCGTCAAACAGCGCCTCCACTTTGTGAGCGCCGCCCTTGGTCAGCACTGTCACGCCACCCGCAGATTCGTCGAAGTAATAGACGACCGGAAACGGTGGCAGGACCGCTACTCCGATGATTTGATCGTCCGGGCCATAGGAGTCGATTTCATCGCTGTAGTCAGAGGGATAGGCATGAAACAGGTGGACGCCATCCTGTTCCCGGTGGTCGATCTTGCATTTCAGGCCGCGTTCCTCCGGTCTGAATGTAGCCCGGATGTGCTCCCTCAGCTTTTCGATCATGGCGTCGTTGATGGCGAGCTTCCCATCGGGGAATCCAACACGGGTTTCTCGGGAAGCCTTGCGAATGGAATAGGCATAGGCATAGATCGCTTCACTGTCGAACAGCTTTGGGTGCTCGACCAGACACCAAAATGCCCGCTCGTATGCATTCCTCATAGCCTGCAAGTGCGCCGCGATGGCCGGTCCCCTTGTGCCTGCAGCGGCGATCAATACAGTTGTCCCGCGTGAATCAGCTAGTGCGTGTACCTGCCGGAACCTGACACCAACCAATCGTCGGTCAGTTTCATCCAGTCTGCGTACGCGCTGCAGAATCACTTCCGCGTCGTTCTCGGCGAGCGTCTTCCAATTGACGTCCGAAAATGTGTGGTGGTGGGAGAAGAAACGTTGAAGGAGTGCGTTCGGCGTTTTTTCAACGACGACGCGCGGATTGTACGGTTGAGACACAAAGCCCCCTTTTCCTGGCGAGGGCTTCCGATGGGGCCCGCTAACGGTCGGCCGCGGGCGGTTGTCTCAATTCCCCTGGATGGCCAAGGGGTTTGGCCACGAGTCCTGCACAGCACAAAGAAATTGCCGACATGCCCGCATCATAGCGGGAAGAAACGACGGAATGATTTCGATTGTGTTAAGAATTGGTTACGACACGAACAGTCTGAATTGTTTTGACCTAAAGATAGGCCGATCTGCTATTGATCAGCATTATCTGAGACATTTTCGCAAGTCTGCGAGTATATATCAGTGACTACCACCAGATAGCGGGTCGGCCGCAAAGCGGAACTCGTTGTGGGTGTCAAACCGACACGCCATGCGAAGCCGCCCAAATCTCCAACCTGATTCCAATCATGCGCGAGCCCTCTGTTCCGATCCCCTCGACTTGGAAAACGAAGGCGGGCTGAGCTTTAACCCTCGGGCAAGGATGACAGTTGAGGAGATCGCCCACCGTCTGGACCTCGGTCGCCTGGCGGTCTACACGATGTTGGAACAGGGCATTATTCCTGCCATTCGGCTCGGCCGACGGTGGATCGTAACCCGCCACGCTTTCGAAAACTGGGAACGGACGTGCGGGATGCCGACTGGACTTCAACGGAAAACCGAGCATAAGGTGACGTGACGCTATGCCGGTCTACAAACGCAAGTATCGGTCGGGAAAGGTGGTGTGGTACTACCAATTCGCCCTGTCAGGATCGACGCGGCAGAATCAGAATCTTGTCACCGAGTCTGGATTCGCTACGAAGCAGGAGGCGATAGACGCCGAGGCGGTGCGGCGCGCAGAGGAACTGGTGCGTCAGGCTGCAAACGGCGGCGTGGCCGCTCCCATGCCGACGACTCTGTCGATGCTCCTGGCAGAATTCATGAAGCAGCACGCCGAGGAAAACCTGGCTCCGAAAACCGTCGAGCGATATCGCGAGATGGCAGCGTACGTCGCGCCGGAACTGCTCGCAATGAGCTTGGCCGAGATCACTCCGCTTCATCTCAGTCGCGAGTGGACGCGGTTGCTGAAGTGCGGTGGCGACACGCACAAGAGCAAGGCGCCGCGCGCGATGAAGCCGAAGACCGTCAGGAATATCGCCGGCTTGGTGTCCTCCGCGTATGCGCGGGCAATCAAGTGGGGTCTAGCCACAACAAATCCTGTCACCCACAGCGACCTCCCAAAGGTGAGGAAGCGCATCGGAATGGCACTGCTCCCGTCCGAGCAGGATCGCCTGACCCAGTGTGCAACCGGCCCATGGTGCCTCCCGGTGTTCCTGGATATGGCGGCAGCGACCGGCGCGCGGCGCGGAGAGGTTTTGGCTCTCCGATGGTCGGACCTCAAAGGCATGGTCGTCTTGATTGACCGATCACTTTGCCAGACAAGGGACGGGCTGGTGTTCAAGAGCACCAAGACTGAGGAGCCTCGCAAGGTGGAGTTGCCACCGTCGATGGTGGCTTGCCTCGACGCGCATCGACTGCGCCAGGATGAGTTCCGTCGGCAGTTCGGCCCGGACTATCGCAGCGATTTGGACCTGATCTTCGCCAACCCGGATGGGACTCCGCTGATGCCTAATTCGATTTCGTCCACCGTATCGCGGCTCTGTCGGCGCCTGGGCCTACCCAAGGGAGCATCACTCCACGTCCTCCGACACAGCCACGCGAGCCTCCTGCTCGCCGACGGCGTGGACCTCGCGACCGTCTCCGCGCGCCTCGGCCACTCATCAGTGCGCACGACCGCCGACATCTACAGCCACGCTATCCGCGGCAAGGACCACGCCGCCGCCCAG